ATGATTCTTCAGGCTCTGTTTGGACCAATAGAGATCCAAATGAAATAAATATTGCTACAAAAGGTGGTTGGGAATATATTGATCCAATTGTAATTAGATCCCATGATGGGTTTACAGATGGCTCAATAACTCTTCAAAGTTGTTACAATTCAATAATATTAAATGATGATAGCGGTGTAGCATTTGTAACTAATTCAGGATCTGCAAACTTTGCATTCAATAATGCTGGACAAATTGTATTTCCAGATACATCAATTCAAAGTACTGCATTTTTAGGAATAAATTCATATAACACTTCACAAATTTCTGAAGCAGGTAATTTATATTTTACAAATCAAAGAGCAATAGACGCACTTTCGCCAACATTGTTTGAATATTTAAGTGCTTCTGTAGCTGCAAACACTTACTTAACACAAAGTTCTGCTTCTTCAACATATTTAACTCAGACTAATGCGACAACTTTATATCAATCAAAAGATTTAAACCTTACTAATATTTCCGCACTATCAACATCTGGAATCCTTATTCGTGGATCAGATTCAACATACACCACAACAGCCAACAACTCTTCTAACTGGGATACCGCCTACACGGACAGAAACAAATGGGACGGAGGATCTACAGGTCTTACTGCATCTACTGGAAGAACTTCTTTAGGTCTTGTAATTGGAACAGATGTTCAAGCTTATAGCTCACATCTTTCAGGAATTGATACTCTTGGTTCTGGAACTGGATTACTAAAAAATACAGCAGGAACGTGGTCTTATGACACAAGTACATACGCCTTGTCATCATCTTTATCTGGATACCAACCAGTTGACGGAGATCTTACAGCAATTTCTGCAATTACTTCAGGAGTTGGTCTATTAAAAAGAACTGGACCAGATACATGGACGATTGACACTAATTCTTATATAACTGGGTCTTCTCCAACAATTAGCACATCTTTAATATCTGGAACTAGTACCTTTAATTTAGTAAATAGTACTGCAACAACAGTAAATTTTGCAGGAGCAGCAACAACATTAACAATAGGATCAACAGATGCAGGAGCAGTAACATCTCTTAGGACTCCAACCATATCAACAACAAGTTCAACTTTAGATTTGTTTAATACAACTGCAGCTACAGTTAACTTTGCAGGAGCTGCAACATCTCTTACAATTGGTGGAACTCCAACTGGATCTATTACTGCAACACTATTTGGAAACGCAACAACTGCTACAAAAACAATTAACATTGGAACTGGTGGAGTTTCAGGATCAGAAACAAATATAAATATTGGATCTTCAACAGCTGGGGCAACTGGAACAGTTTCATTTTATCCTTCTACAGTTTTTAATGGATCTATATCAGTTCCTACCCCAACAACTTCAACACATGCAGCAAATAAATCTTATGTTGATTCACTTGCATCAGGAATTAACATAAAGCCTGAAGTTGTTTATGTTTCTCAACAAGCTTTAAATGCAACTTATGTAAATGGAACATCGGATTCATCTGGAGGTCTTGGAGTTGGTGCAACTCTAACTGGAAATGTTGACGGAGCTTTAATTCTAGATGGAGATGAAGTTCAATCATCTCAAAGAGTTCTTATTAGAAATCAAGCAGATCAAAAACAAAATGGTATTTATGTAGTATCATTCCCTGGAGATGGTGATGACCCATTTATTCTTACAAGAGCAGTAAACTTTAATGGAGCAAGTGTAACTAGTGGTTTAATTAAATCAGGAGATTATGTATTCGTAACATCTGGAAGTGTTTCTGCAAACGATTCGTATGTAGTATCACAAGGTGGAACTTCTATTAATCCAGCTGGTGCAATAAAAGTTGGAACTGATAATATAATATTTGCACAATATTCTGGAGTTCCTTCAAATATTAGTACATTAGGATATGTAACTGTTGGAACTTGGGCAGCAACCCCAATTGATAAAGATTATATAGATTCTGAAATAGCAAGAACAAATAATCCGACACTTACTGGACATGTTACAGTTCCATCGCCTACAGACGATACAGACGCAGCAAACAAAGAATATGTAGACGATTTAATTTTTGCAAGTCTTCCATATTTACCAGACATTGTTCCAATAGATGATATGAGATATGAATTTGATGGAATTACTAGCAGATTCCTTCCAAAATTTGCAGGGGAACAAGTTGCTATAAATAATCCTTTAAGACTTCTCTTAACAATTAATGGTATAATACAAGTAGTGGATTTTCCAGAATATGTTTGGCAATCTATGTTACCAAGAGAAGGCTTTATGGTTGACTCAGATGGATACATAGCGTACTCTGAAGTTCCACCACTAGGATCAACTTTTGATGCAAGATTAATGCTTGGACCAAATGTAAATTCAATAAAGAAAGGATATCCATTCAAAGCAGTGGATATTTTATTAGGAGCATAAAAAATGGCAAGAAAGATATTATTTGAAACAGGGTACACATTTGACCCAGCTACACGAACAATTGTAATTCCAGATCATATTCCAAGGGAAAGATTGATTCTTATTACAAATGTTACTACTAATCAGGTAATTTATAATTTTTCAGATCCAAGTCTTAAGGCAACAAGCTACACAGCAGCAATTGACACAAACAATGCTCCAACTACAACAGTTGTACTAAACTTTAATACAGCAGCTATGACCTCTACTGATAAGCTCCAAATAACAGTAGACGAGTATGCAGAAAGTTTTCAGCCAGATGAGTCCTATATGGATCCTGTTGGAAAATTGAGAGTTTCTACACCTACTTCTTTAATTGATACTGATTTTGAATATGGAACTCAGCCAACTAAATGGGAAGTGTTAAGCCTTACAAATAACAAGCCATCTTGCTACTACGATATTCAAGCTCCAATTGCACAGCCTTCTGGAGGAACAAATACATTTGTTTCAATTGCAGGAACTGGATCTTCTAGACTTGTAACAGTAGTAACTACAGCGGCTCACGGTCTTGTTGCTGGAGATAAATTCTTTATCCAAGACACATTGGATGTTAATGCAGATGGATGGTATTTAGTTAAAGCTGTTTCAACAACAACAGTTTCTAATGATACTTTTACATACTATGCAAGAGCAAACGCTACTAACGGATCAATTCTTGACGCAACAAAAACTTTTGCTTACAAAGCTTATAACTACACAGGATCTGAGATTCCTCTTTCAACTAGCTCTGGTTCTGCATTTGTAGCATCTGGTAGTACAGTAACAGCCACAACCACAAATGCTCACGGTATTAGCATTGGAGATCTAATTTATGTTTCTGGAACTACAGCTGCCTCCTCTAATCCACCAAATGGTGCATGGGAAGTAAAAACAACTCCAACAACAAATACCTTTACTTTTGATGTTATTGATGCCCCATCTGGTGCAATCACGGCAGTTGCAAAATCTTTAACTGGAAGACCAGGATCCGTTTCTGTCCATAGACCATTTGATGGTGGAGTTAAATTCTCAACTGGGTCTTCCGCTCCTGGATCAAAAATTATTCGTCAGACTCGTAGATACTTCCGATACCAATCAGGCAAGGGCATTCAGTTCTCTACTGGATCTATGCTAAAACCAGTATTTGCAGTAGATTTAATTTCTTCATCTAGCACAACAGTTACTGTAAAAACTAGATACGAACATTTCCTTGGAATTGGTGCACAGGTTAAAGTAGCTGGTGCAGATCAAACAGCGTACAATGGAACCTTTACGGTTACAGCAATTACTGGACCTAAAGAATTTCAATATACCGCATCTTCTGTTCCTTCAGCAACTCCAGCAACTGGTTTTCCTATCACAGTAGCACCAGTTTCCTGGTTTGGTGGTCAGACAAGAATTGGAATGTTTGATGACCAAAATGGATTCTTCTTTGAATTTGATGGACAAACTATGTGGGCAGTAAGACGATCTAGCACAGATCAAATTTCTGGAATTGTTGCAACAACTCAAGGATCTCCAACAATCACTGGTACAGATACTAGATTCTCAGAGCAATTAAGCCCAGGAGATAAGGTTGCCATTAGAGGTCTAACCTATACTGTTCAATCAATTACAAGCAATACAGAAATGTATGTATTCCCAGAATACCGTGGTCAGACAGTTACCTCTGGTGGAATTGTAAGTAAGGTTGTTGACACTAAGGTTCCGCAGTCTGATTGGAACATTGATAAAATGGACGGAACTGGTCCATCTGGAGTAACCGTAGACCTATCTAAAATGCAAATGTTCTACATAGACTATGCATGGTATGGTGCAGGTGCAATTAGATTTGGATTTAAAGATGAGCGTGGAGAAGTTGTATATTGTCACAGAATGACACATGCAAATGTTGAAACAGAAGCTTATATGCGTTCTGGAAACCTTCCATCACGTTATGAGGCAGCAGCGGATGCACCAGTTACAAAACTTTCAGCATCACTTTCAAACGTTGCTACCACTATGTCTGTTAGCAGTACTTCAGGATTCCCAACATCTGGAACCCTTACTGTTACAAAGGCTGGAAATACTGGACAAGAAATTGAATATATTTCTTACACAGGAAAAACAGCAACAACCTTTACAGGTCTAACAAGAGCCCTAAGCAACGTAGTCATTAATCCAGTTTCTGGTGCTACTGGTGGAGGTAATGGAACTGCACAATCATTTACTTATTCAGCAACTGCTCCAGTAAGAGTAGACTTGTATTCTAGACAATATGCAACTGGAACAAGTCACTGGGGATCATCTGTAATTATGGATGGTGGATACGATGATGATAAGTCTTTTGTATTCCAGGCAGGTATGAAAACTGGTGTAGTTGTACCAAGAAGTACAACAACAAGGTCTGCTCTTATTAGCTTAAGACTTGCTCCATCTGTAGATAATGGAGTGGTTGGAGTTCTTGGAGAAAGAGAGCTTATTAATAGAATGCAGCTGACTTTAAGACAAATGGATGTTTTAAGTCTGGTTGCAGGAACTGCTGGAAATCCAGGAGCCTTCCTTGTAGAACTTATATTAAATCCAAAACTTAATACTGCAGTTGGAAACACTTGGACAAATGTTGGTGGATCAAGCTTGGCTCAAGTTTGTTATCACGCAGCAAACACAACTTTGGTTGGTGGAGAACCAATCTTCTCCTTCTTTGTATCTTCTCAGTCTGGTGAAGCAAACGTTGTTCAGCAAGATCTTAGTTTGGTTAGAGATTTAGGAAATTCAATTCTAGGCGGAGGAACAACAAATGCTACCTCAACAAATGAATTTAATATTTATCCAGATGGACCAGACATCGTAACAATAGCAATCAGAAACCTTTCTGGTTCTGGTGTAACAAGTGCTACGGTTAACGGAAGGCTTTCTTGGACTGAAGCCCAGGCATAATAGGAGGAAAAAGTGGGACTTAATAAACTAAACCACCTTTACTCTACTGAGCCATTAACAGTAGATTCTTTACTAGCCAACAACGATATTACAATTATTGATGACCTTAGTATTTTTGGAGAGACACTTCTTGATGGATTATTAGGATCTTCAAATCAAGTTCTTAAGGTTAATTCTGCTGGAGATGGAATAGAATGGGCTACACTTGATGCCCTGCCATCTCAATCTGGAAATTCTGGAAAGTATTTAACAACAGATGGCTCAGCAGCCTCTTGGGGAGTTTTAGATCTATCTTTTAACGCAACAACGGATGCAATACTTTCTGGTATAACTATTAATGAAATTGCTTATCCTGCAACTACTAGACTAGAAGTAACTCAAGCAAGTATGGCTTACTTAATTAATAATCAATACTCAGGAAATAATCCAACAATATATGCAACCGCTGGAACTACAATTGCTTTTAACTTAGATGTAGAAGGGCATCCATTTTTAATTAAAACTGCCTCAGGTTCATCAAACTATGATACAGGATTAATTCACGTTGCTACAGATGGAACAGTTACTACAGGCTCTGCTGCTCAAGGTAAAATATCAGGAACTTTATATTGGCAAATTCCTTCTAGCATAAGTGGGGAATATGCATATCAATGTCAAATTCATAGCGGAATGCTTGGAGTAATTACAATATCATCTCCATCATCTTCAAATATTGGAGTAGCAACTGGAACTTCTTTAAATACAACTGGAAATGTTATAAGCCATGTTGATATTTCAACACCTACATTTACATCAAATGCTTATTATTTAGTAGAAGCAGACGATGGAAAATTATTGATGTTAGATAATTCAACTACTGCCGCAACTTTGTATGTTGGAACAGATGCAACATGTAATTTTGCTATTGGAACTCAAATAACCATAGTTCAAAAGGGAGCTATTGCTGGACAAATAACTGTTACTGCAACCACGCCTGGAACTACTACAATAAATGCAACACCTGGTAAAAAATTAAGAGCACAATGGTCTTCTGCTACTTTAGTTAAAACCGCAGCAAATACATGGGTATTGATGGGAGATTTAGTAGCTTAACATGAAATTTGTTAATATTATTCCATCAGTTTCTAGAAGAAAGATTTTTAAAGACACATTTGATAGAGCTAATACGACTGGATCACTTGGAGCATCTTCTGACGGAAGTTTGTGGAGTGCAATAAGGGGAACATTTACAGTTTCTACCAATAAAGCAGTATCTGTAGATGCAGCTAGTTCATATCCAGCTGCTACAGTTGATATGAATACTCAAAACGTTTCAATATCTATTAAAGGCTCTACTCAAGGAAGTACTGCAGCACTATGGGTTACTGACAGTGGGAACTGGTTTGGAGTTGGAGTTGATCAAACATCGGTATCTGCAAGCACTTTAAGTGCAGGAGAAAGAGCGTTAATAGGTTGTAATTGTGGAACTTGCGAAGTGGCAGGAAACTGTGCTTCACCATCCTATCCGTGTTCATCACCATCCTATCCTTGTGGATCACCATCCTATCCGTGTTCATCACCATCCTATCCTTGTGCTAGCTGGAGTTATACTTGTAATGTTGTAGGAAATAGATACTGTAAATCTGACTGGTATAGGTGTGCAAATTATGCTTATAACTGTAACGCTTACAATAAATCAGGATATTGTAAATCTTCATGGTATAGGTGTGCTGCATATGCCTATAACTGTAATGCTTACAATGCTGGAAACTGTAATAATTCCAGTACCTATAATTGTAGTGGTGGATACTACTACGCCTGTGGAGCATACTACTATGCCTGTGGTGGATATTTCTACCAATGTGACGGAGGAGTGTACTACTACGCCTGTGGTGGAAATAACGCAGTCACTTTTACTGAGTGTAACTGTCAAACTTGTTATCCACAATATGTTAGATTTATTCAATCCGTATCAAATACTGTAACTCAATTAGCATCATGGATGGTAGCAAGTGTTATTCAATCATTTAAAGTAGTGACTTCTGGAACTTCTGTTACTATAACTCCTTATTCAGATACATCTTTGGCTACACAGATAGGATCAAACCTAACACACACAGCAACTGGAATTGCAATTAATGCTAGATATGGTATAATGGTAAAACCTTCAAGTTACAACCAAGGAAATTCAATAGAAGAAATAACGATAGAAAGTTTATAAGAGGCTATTATGATTGATAAAAATTTACCAGAAATTCCAAGCTTAAACTATCCAGTAGTTGAGCAAACGCCAAATCACGAGTTTGATGTTGCCATGATTATAGATGGCATTGTTTTTCAAATAATTAATATGGATGGAAATACTGCAGCACAATACTTGTCAAACCCTATCTTTGTTCAAATATTACCTGGACATGCAAAAATTGGATGGGTTTATCAAGATGGAACATTTTCACCACCATCAAGTTTACCAGGATTATAAGAAAAGAGAATTTTTATGAAGCTTATAAAGTTTACTTCCATGTTAGATGATGGAATTGGAGCACCAGAACCTATTAAAAAATTTATTCCTGATTGGTATAAAAAAGCTGAGACGTACTACGTTTCCGAATCAGACAATATTTCAGTAGAAGATGGAACCCAAGAAAAAATGGCAGGATTAAAAACCTGTGTACCATTTTTAGACTGTATGATTTCTGGCTATGCAATAGTGACACCTTTTGATATATTTATTGGAAAAAATGACGATGGAACTCTTGCAATAAAGTGGAATGGTCCAGATTCTTGGAATGATTATATAAATGAAAGACCAAAAGAGTCTGGATCAACAATGCCAAGACCAACAGGTCATTATCCAAATCATTTAGTTTGGTCAAATAGGTGGGGGTTTAGAGCTCCAAGAGGATATAGCGTACTTATCACACATCCATTAAATAGACACGATCTTCCATTTACAACTTTGTCAGGATTAATAGATAGTGATAATTTTTGGGCTAATGGAAACCTTCCGTTTTTTATTAAAGAAGATTTTGAAGGAATAATTCCAAAAGGAACTCCAGTTGCTCAAATAATTCCAATAAAAAGAAAAAAGTGGAAAATGATAAAAACTCAAGGTTATAAAGATATTTATAATAAGCAAGGACTTCTTGCAAGAAAAAAAGAAACAACTTATAAGAAAAAAGATTGGGTAAAGAAGGTTTTTGAATGATGTTTAAAAAAAAGCACGAACATGATGGACTTGTGTATATGAGTACCTTTGACTTATTTAAAAAAGTTTTTAAGAAAGAAGATAGGTTTAAAAATAAGAAAAGTATTTCATCTAACAGAAATTCACCACCTCCACCAAATTCAGTAATCAATCACTTGGCGGTAATTCTTGATGGAGAAGTCCAAGAGATACTTAGAGCAGAAAACAGATTGGCTGCCCTGTTTTTAAGTAATCCAGAATTTGTTGAGTTTGATCCAAATGAAATTCAAGTAGATATAGGATGGAAGTATGAAGATGAAGTTTTTGAACAGGGCAAGTAATAAAGAGATAAAATTTATTTCTAGCAAACCTGAATTTGATTTACCAAGACCAATTCCATCAAGTAAACTTATTCCAGAGTGGTATAAGAATCTTCCTGGCGTAGTTGAAAATATAGAAACTATGAAAAAATGTATTCCAGTTCTAGATGCTTTTACTACAGGATATGTGATAACTCTACCAGTAGACGTTCATTTTAATGGAGATACTGGTACATTTTGGTACGATAGCCCCTTTGAATTAAATACAGACCACATACCATCTCAAACTCAGGGTGTTGATCCAGGTGAAGAATTTGACGAACAACCACATAAGTGGATAAACAATTGGCAAATAAAAACTCCAAAAGGATATAGCTGTATGTTTACTCATCCAATAAATAGATCAGACTTGCCATTTAGATCAATAACTGGAATTGTTGATACAGACAAGCATCCTTTAGTAATTAACTTTCCATTTTTTATGAAAAAAAGCTTTTCTGGAGTGATTCCAGCAGGTACTCCAATTATTCAAATAGTTCCATTTAAAAGAGATAACTGGAACTCTAGTGTACTTGATGATAGGGAATTTATAGAGCATCCAGAAGCTCATGAGGTAGAAAATCCACCCTTTAACTGGTATAAAAGAAGATGGTGGACCAGAAAGGTATATAGCTAGTGGAAACAATTTTTGTTTCAATGCCATCAATGATGGATACCGAGTCTGTTATTACAATTAAGAATGCTTTAGATACTGCAAATTATAAAGATAGGGTATTTTTTGGAGTATCCGTATTAGATACTAATAAAAAAACTTATGAAGAAATCGAAAAAGTTTTTAAAAACAACAGCAACGTGTCTATAGATTTTAATTTATTAAAAACAAAAAATATCTCTCAAATAGGAACTGGATCTGGAAGAACAAGATGTGCATCACTTTATTCAGGTCAAGATTATTTTTTACAAATAGATTCTCATACTAACTTTGAAAATGGTTGGGACGACTATTTAATTTCACTTTTTAAAGAAGCAAAAGAAAGTTTAAAAATAGACAAAATTGTACTTACTGCATATTTAGGAAGATATTCTTATTCTCCAGATAGAAAGAGAGTGAATGGAGTGGTGGGTGAAATATCTTATCCCTATATGATTCCAGACACTTTCTTTTTAAATTACATACCATTTTGGAAAAGCAAAGAGTGTCTTGTTGATAAAGTAAACAAGTTTGTTCCATGCGTAAAATTTAATGGAAACTTTGCTTTTGGCGATAAAGAGTTTATTAATAATTCTGGAGTTTATAAAGATAGTATTTTCTATGATGAAGAAATGATACAATCTATTAATTTAATTGGAAATGATTTTGCAATGGTTTTTCCAAATGTTAAAGGATTTCCATTAACACATTTGTATAGTGATGAAATAAATGAATTTGGTGGAAAAAGAATGTATTTTAATGACTATCTTAGTAAAAAACAAGAAAGTGAAGTTACTCAAAAATGCATTAAAAACTATATTGATTTTATTAATGATTTTGAAAATTCTGTTAAAGTGAAAAAATATGAAAAATATGCTAAAATTAATATTAAAAGAGGAGCTGTATCAGAAAACTACGCTCCAAAGAAATATATTGTGGAGGATTAAATGCAAGAGTTACCAAAAGTTCCAGACTTAGTATTTCCTACACCACAAAGTGATACAGGTGGTGGTGGGAAAAAAGCTAGACCTTGGGACATTTTTAATAAAAATATTGAAAAGGTTTCTTCTAAGATTCAAGAAGAAAGAATGTCTATTTGTCTTGGATGCCCAGAATTAATTAAAGCAACAAAGCAATGTAAAAAGTGCGGATGCATTATGGAACTAAAAACAAAATTACCACATGCAGAGTGTCCTTTGCAAAAATGGGGCAAAGTACAACTTGAAGAAAATCCAATAGCCTATAAAGAGGAGATTTAGTTGCCAACCATAGAATTTATAGAAGGTGATGCAACAAATATTTCTTTTATTAAAAATTCATCTATTGATTTAATTATAACTCATCCCCCATATCCACTGGTAGATTCATCACGATATGGAGGTTTGTCAAATAAACAGATAAACCATAATCATAAGAAATTTTTAAAACTTTTGATAAAAGCAACAAAAGAGATGGAAAGGGTTTTAAAGAAAGACGGAAGTATTTGGATAAACATAGGTCCTTCAGAAGATGCAATGCCGTATAGGTATTTGGTTGAAGTATTAGATAAAACCAATCTATACCATTCTTCAACCATAATTCATAGAAATAAAGATGCTAAAGATCTTTTTAAAAATCTTGAAGAAATAGAGCAAGACTTTTGGCTATGGTTTCAGTTTACAAAAATTAAACAAGGATTTTATTTTAATCCATTTAAAGTTAAGAAATATAATAACCCGATATGGGAACTGGATATTACTAATCAAAATTCTGAAGTAGATTTAGAATTAAAAAATAGGCATAAGTGGGATATAAATGACACTACTCCAAAAGAACTGCCAGAAAGATTAATAGAGATGTTTTCCAAAAAGGGAGAAATGGTTTTAGATGTTTTTAGTGGAAGTGCACTAGTTCCAGTAACAGCATATCTTCTTGGAAGAAATAGTATTGGAGTAGACATATCAAAAGATCAAAAAGATCTTGCAGAAAAAAGATTAGAGATAACAAAAAGGATTGGCAATGAGTAAGTCAATAGAAATTATAAAACTTTATGATGATCTAATGTTTAAGGTAGTTCCTCTTAAAAAAAATAGAGTTTGGATGGATAAAACTGATGACAATGCCTATAGATGCATTCCATTAAATGTTGCAAATACCTATGGATGGATGGTTTTGTCTCCAATTGATTTTTCAGCAGAATGGAATGGAAATAATGGTAAAGATGATATTCGTGTAGATCTTGCTCCAAACTATGATAGGAAGCTTGTATCGTCAGAATTTGGTCATGGGATACTTTCAATAGTTCCAGATTTTATTATAAAGACCCCACCTGGATTTTCAACATATGTCCGTGGCGTTCCAAATCAGATATCAAAAAATTTACAGCCATTTGATGCTGTTGTTGAAACTGATTGGCTTCCATTTACATTTACTTTTAACTTTAAGTTCACAGCTCCTGGAAAATTATCAATTAAAAAAGATCAACCGCTTTTTACATTCTTTCCAGTAGAAAGAGGATTTATTGAATCTTTTGACACTGTTGTATCAAATATAAAAGATAATGAAGAATTGCTTAAAGACTACAAAGAATACAACGATTTAAGACATATGCAATCTTCTGGAAATAAGGATAATGTTAAAGGAACTTATTCTCGTGGATTTCTAGGGGATAAAAAGTTTGACATTATTAACCATCAAAGAACTACAATTTTGTCAGAATTTGAATAATTACCATATTAGCTATAATGAAATTACTGCTAAACATGGTATAATAATTGAAGGTGATTAACTATGGCATTTCCAGGAACTTATAACTTTAACTACTATGCTGGTGACACTTTTGAGTTTTTTGTATACCCCAAAAATTCAACTGGTGGAGTCTTTACTGATCTTACTGACTATACCCCATTGTTTGTAGTTGCTCAATCTAGAGGAGCATCTGCATCTGTTATAGATTCTCTTGATATAACCAGTGCATCTGCAACTGTTGTAGATGGCGACCACGTTTCTTGTATGATTCTTCCAGATGGTGGAAGGCAGCTAACGGACTCAACATACCTATATGATATTCAAATTGAAAATACAAATGCATTGTCAACATCTTATGGAAAAGTATTTACACTTTTAACTGGAACGATAAGTGTTACACAAGATGTGGCGGTAACTTACTGATGGCAATAGATACAATTATATCTAATGATGAACTGGTTGTAATTGGACCACCTGCCTCAGTATCTGTGAGTGTTGACATTGGTCCACAGGGAGAAAGAGGATCTCAATTTTATTATGGCGTTGGAACTCCTTCTGAAAATACTTCTATCCTTACAGATGCAAAAGTAAATGATTTATATATAAACACTCTGCTAGGTGGAAATTATGGAGTTGTTTATAAACTAACTGCAGCAGTTGGTGGAAGCATTTGGATTCCAATGTTAAAATTTCAACCAATATCTCATAGCATTCAAAAACCAGTTGATTTTATATCTGGTACGGGATCTATTCAAATACCTTTAGCAAATTTTTATTCTAGTGCACCAGAAAATTTAGATCCAGACACAATTCTTATTCAAGCAACAGCAGAATTAAATAACCCAGCATTTGTATCTGTTTCAAATAAAAATATTCAAATAATATCTGGTAGTAAAACTTTTATTGCAGAATTAAAAGGTGCACAATTTTCTTCAGGATCTGTATCTTTAATTTCAGCATCAGTTCCTGTAAATTTATATATTACTGCTGGAGTAGGTGCATAAAATGCCAATAAAAATTAGTGAAACAAAAGGTGTTTTAGGTACTCCAGCTTTTGATACCTTTGTTCCATTGCTAACTGAAAATGCAAATATTCAAGATGCTTTAGAATTATTTTATTACGGAAATTTATCAGATGGAAGCACTTATGACACTGTAAATAGCATTTATGCAAATTTGCTAAGTTTTCAAACCAGCATAGCCTCAAATCAATCTTCCATTTCTGGGCATGTTGGAGCTACTGCTGCACATGGTGCTACAGGTGCTGTTGTTGGTACAACAAATACGCAAACTCTTAGTAATAAAACTTTAGAAAGTCCAATAATAAATTTACCAGCATCTGGAGATGGACTTTCTCCAATTGGATCTATTATAATACATGCAGGATCTTCTGCTCCAACAGGATGGCTTTTATGTGACGGAACTTCTTATCCTACAACAACGCACCCAAATCTTTTTAATACTATTGGACATCAATTTGGTGGATCTGGATTAAACTTTAATGTTCCTAATTTAAAAGGAAAAGTTGTAGTTGGAATTGATGGTGCTCAGGCACAATTTGATGCTCGTGGCGAAACTGGTGGTGCAATGACTCATCAACACGCAGCTTCAAATAGTGGAAATACAAGCATTGCTCACAACCACTCAATTGATCCTCCTAATACTGGAACAAGTGAAAATGGGGCTGCACATTATCACGGTACAAATAACCATTCTCACAACTACAATCCTCCAAGTACAACTACAAGTTCTTCAAGTTCTAATAACTCTGTAACCTTGGGTTCTGGATATTCTCATGCTAACTCAGGACACACTCACACTCTTAATATTGGCGAAGAAGGAACTAATGCAGCTGCTCCCAATACTGGAAATGCTGATGTAAATCATTCACATACCGTTGATATTGGAGCATTTGGCACTACTGGTGGTGAAGGTGGAAGTCATGCACACACAACTCCAGTTTCAGATTCCCTATCAAATCTACAGCCCTATATGGCTTTAAACTATATTATTAAACACTAGGAGAAAAAAATGAGTAAAACGTTTACAAAAATAGCTTTTGAACCAGATGCTCTTTCCAGCAATGGTTATGATGTTTGGGAAGTTTTTAAAGATAATAACTTTCTTGGATGGTACTTTGTTCCAGAAGGAGTTTCAGGTAAAGATTATGACGATGCTTTGATAAGTGCAAAGAGTAAGCTGATGGCTTTAGGATTGACTGAGCTAGAAGTAAATGCCATTATCGGAAGACAATTTTTTTAATTTAAATATTGACAATTTATTTTTTTTAAGATATAATTTTACTAAGTACTATAGACAGGAGAAATAAAATGGTACTCAAGTTAACAAAATCACAAAAAGAAATGGTGCAATCCTATGGTCGCTCATTTTTAGGTGCAGCACTTGCACTGTACATGGCAGGTAATACAGATGTATACACATACGTCTATGCATTAGTTGCTGCATTTGCTCCAGTTGCTATCCGATTCTTTAATAAGAACGATATTGCATTTGGAAAAATTTCTGGTAATTCAACTTCAGAAGAAGTTGCTACAGAAGTTGTTAAAGCAGTAAAGAAAGCTGCTACAAAAAAGACACAGAGTAAGTAACAAAACCTATGCCAACTCCGACAATTGCTTTTCTAACCTATGACTGGTCTTTTGGTATAAAGCCATTGCAGCCAAATGGATGTGGTTGGTATAGGGCATACCTTCCAATGAAGCAATTGAAGGAGCATGGCTGGGAAAGTGGAATTGGAATGCCAGGATTTAGCGAAGAACATGCTTTTGGTATTTTAATCCCAGATGAAAAAGCAATTCATGGATGGGACATAATTGTTTTAAAACTAATTATGCTTAAAAGGTTTGTTGATCATGTTGCAAAAGCAAGAGAGCTTGGTCAAAAAATTGTTGTTGATATTGATGATCATATGGAAGGTCTTGAAGAAACAAATCTTGCATACAAGACAACTCATCCAGATTCAAATCCAGATAATAATAGAGATCACTATATTGCAATTATTGAACAGGCAGATGCTTTAATAACTTCCACCCCATTTTTAAAAGATTACTATCAAAAAAAATATCCAGACAAGCCAATATTTATAGTAAGAAATGGCATTGATATTGAACGATGGGGAATAAAAAGAAAAGACCATGCTGGTCGTCTTCCAACGTTTGGCTGGGTTGGTGCTACTCCCTGGAGATCTGGAGACCTAGAAACATTAAAACCATTCTTTGGAGAATTTTTAAAAAAGAAACATTTAAAATTTCATCATGCAGGAAATGTTATTAATGCTCCATCAGCAGCTAATCAAATTGGAATTGATAAAAAACTTTGCACCTTTGAGCCAATGAAGACAATGATAAATGTTCCAGAATTATATAGAAAAATGGATGTAGGAATTGTTCCATTAAGAAATGTTGAATTTAATCATGCTAAGTCATATTTAAAAGGTTTAGAAAATGCAGCAGCAGGAATTCCTTTTATTGCATCTGGAGGACTTCCAGAATATCAACTGTTTGCAGACTCTGGAGTTGGAAGAATTGCAAACACTCCTGATGAATGGATTGGTCATATGGAAGAATTGTTAGATCCAAAAGTTAGACTTGAAGAAAGAACTAAAAACTTTGAAATCATATCTGAAAAGTTTTCAATGAAACAAAGAGGACATGATTGGGACGAAGTTTGTAAAAAAATTCTTGCGTTATAATATATGTATGGCTAAAATATATATAAAAAGTGATGAATATTCAGAACCAGTTAAAACTTTTTTAAAGAAATATATTAGACAAGAAACACCTCACAACTTAGCAGTTCACCAACAAAATGCTGATATTTGTATTAGTCTTTTTACTCCAGAATATCCAGCAGAACAAAGATTCTTTGCATATCTTTATAATAATGATGAGAGCATGGAAGAGCTTGCAAATAAGATTTATTATCAATGCTCTAAAGCTGATATTCTGGTTAATAAACTTTCTAAAAGATCTATTCCAAGAGAAGAATACGATATAGATTTTAAGTGTCCTACCCTTTGTATTAACTTAACAAATGATTCTATAGAAATAGATGAAGAAGTTTATGCATTAGTAATTGGTCAAGGAATTGTTTCTTACTTTTCCCCTGGAACTGTCTTTAATACGTTTTCAGTAAAAGACAAGATTAAAAAACCAGGGGATAAAAGTTTTGTTAATAGAAAATATATTCAAGAGTCAACAAACAACTCTAAAATATTATTTAAGAAGTAGATAAAGAAATATATCCTTTAATTCTTTGTACTAAATTAATTCCTGGATAAAAAGATGATCTGCATCCAAGACAATAAAAGAAAACTTTATCACTACTGTCAACTCTAGAAATAATTGTATCCTCTTTATCAAATTGACATTCTATTTTTAATGCTTTATTATTTTTTACAAGATCGTTATAGTAAGTTACCTCTTGAATTGTTAGCTCCATTTGCTTCTCCTTGAACACTAGTGTAGAATATAACTATTCCCATTTTATCAGAAGGACGTGTTACACAATGTCATTTATTGACTCCAACGGATCTATAACAGATCCATACCGCAACTTTATTCATATTTCAAGGTATGCTCGCTGGGTTGAAAGCGAAAACCGTAGAGAAACGTGGGAGGAGACAGTTGACAGATATTGTAACTTTATGAGAGACCACCTTGTGCTTAATCATGGCTATAGTCCAAATGCAAAAGTTTTTAACGAAGTTAGAGAAGCAATCTTGCACCATAACATAATGCCATCTATGAGGGCACTGATGACCGCTGGACCAGCTTTAGAAAGAGACCATATTGCAGCCTATAATTGCTCATTCATCGCTGTAGACAATCCTAGAGCCTTTGATGAGGCTATGTACATCCTTATGAACGGTACTGGAGTTGGCTTTAGCGTTGAGCAAAAATATGTAAACCAGTTGCCAGTTATTTCAGAGTCATTCTTTCAAACGGACACAACAATAGTTGTTGATGATTCAAAGCTTGGTTGGGCAAAAGCTTACAAAGAATTAATCGCACTTCTTTGTCAAGGTCAGATTCCAAACTGGGATGTCTCAAAGGTTCGTCCTGCTGGAGCAAGACTAAAAGTATTTGGTGGAAGAGCATCTGGACCAGCACCCCTAGTAGACCTTTTTAATTTTACAATTGAAACATTTAAGGTTGCATCAGGAAGACGATTAAAATCAATTGAGGCACATGACTTAATGTGTAAGATTGGAGAAGTTGTTGTTGTTGGAGGAGTTCGTAGAAGTGCTTTAATTTCACTTTCCAACCTAGATGATTTTGAAATGGCAAAAGCCAAGAGCGGTCAATGGTGGGAAGGCAATGGTCAAAGAGCATTGGCAAATAATTCTGCTGTATATAATTCAAAGCCAAATACTGCACAGTTCCTTCGTGAGTGGAGAAACTTATATGAGTCAAAGTCTGGCGAGCGTGGAATTTACAACATTGATTCTGTTCGTAAACACATTGATAAGTTTGGTCGCAGAGATTCAAGTCTTGTTGGAGGAACTAATCCTTGTGGAGAAATTCTTCTTCGTCCAAATGAATTTTGTAATTTAACTGAGGTTGTAATTGATGCAACTGACACCAAAGAAACATTGCTTGAAAAAGTTAGACTTGCAACAATTCTTGGAACTTGGCAATCAACTTTAACTAATTTTAAATATATTAGAAAAACCTGGAAAGATAATTGTGAAGAAGAAAGACTTCTTGGCGTATCTCTAACAGGCATCTATGGAAATAAAATTACTGCTACAAATGGTAAGGCTTTAGAAGCACTACTTGATGAAATGAGACATCTATCTGTTTCAGTAAATGATAAAGAGGCTAAGTCTTTAAATATTAATCCTTCAGTATCAATTACTTGTGTAAAGCCGTCAGGAACTGTCTCACAGCTCACAGGGGTATCTTCTGGAATTCATCCGTGGTATTCAGAGTATTACATTAGAAGTGTTAGAGCAGATAATAAAGATCCATTAACACAATTCTTAAAAGACTCTGGAATTCCATTTGAACCAGATGTAATGAAGCCAGAACTTACAACTGTATTTTATTTTCCAATCAAGGCTCCAAAGAATGCAGTTCTTACTAAAGACTTAACTGCAATTGATCACCTTGAAATGTGGAAAACATACAGAACTCATTGGACAGAGCATAATCCAAGTGTTACTGTTAATGTTGAAGAAGATGAATGGATGCGTGTTGGTGCTTGGGTCTTTGACAACTTTGATTCAATTGGAGGAGTGTCATTTCTTCCATCAACAGAGCACTCTTACAAGCAAGCCCCATACCAGGAGATATCTAAAGAAGAATACGAGTCGTATTTAAACAAGATGCCAGATTCAATTAAATGGGAAATGCTTTCTTTATACGAAACAACTGATGGTACAACTGGTAGTCAAGAATTAAGTTGCGTAGCTGGGTCTTGTGAAATTGTAGATATTACAAGCTAAGCTCTATGATAAAATAGGATAGAGGTAATCTATGTCCTACAGAAATTCCAGTCTTTACGCTTCAAAAGTATATGCGGAGCATCCCTTGGCTTTGTGGTCAATGGATGAGCCAAATTATTTTGTATCTTTGCTTAGCGAAGAAGAAAAGCAAATTGTAAGCAGTTCTACTAGTTGGACCTTTTTTAATGCAACAAAATCTTCTGAGCAGTTTAATCTGTCTGGATACCCTTTTGAAGACTTAGAAGTAGACAAGATTTTTTTATCTACAGCATCAGCTTTTCCAGTACAGCTAAAACTTTCTCTTTCTTCTCCTGTATCATATTTAGAGTTTGATCCAAATAAAGGAAGCGTATCTGTTTCAACTTATATCTATATTCCTGATACAAGCGAGCTTCTTTCATCAATTGATATAGGGTTTATTGTTGACGGAGAAGAGTTTTATAAAAGCTACTCTTTCTTAAATAGAAATGTTTGGAACAATGTCTCTCATACTTTAACAACTTCAGGTCAAGATGTTACACCTTTTATAAAAGTTTTTTATGACCAAGATGCTGATCCTACCGAGTTGGCTTCATCCTTTTACATTAACGGAGTTTCGGTAGGAAATTGGTCTGAGCCTTATAATTCAGTAAGTACTGGAATTTCTAGTGCTTCTTTAGTTAATTTACCAGGTAGTATTAGTTCACTAATAGATTTTCCTGAAGTAATAAAGTGTGTAATACTAGACCCGTATGGTTTAAATGATAGTTCAGACAATGGATACGTTACATGCTTAAACAATTCTTTTTCTGCAAAACTCTCAGGAATTCCAATGGTTTATGGATCTTCTGGAAATATGCAATTAAATAAAGATGGAATTGTTTTGACAGAAACAATTGACGGTTCTTCTTTAGATCCTTTAACTATTGATGGAGGCTCTTCTTCTGCAGCCTACCTTGAGTATTTTGACGGAGGCGGAGCTCTTCAGCCCTTATATTTGACAGAAGATCAGTATAACAATTTTCCATCAATGGTGTTTCCTGGTAAAGGATTTTTAAATCAGTTTGGATATAATAAATCTTTAACCGCAGAGTTTTGGTTAAGAATAAGTCCAGAAACAACTTCTCAAAAAAGAATATTTGGACCGTTGTCTTCTAATGATGGAATTTATGTTGATAGGGATTTTATAAGGGTAAATGTTGGAAAATATACAAAGTCATACTTTGTTGGAAAATGGTATAGACCAATGCTTATCCACTTTTGCCAGAGTAAAACTGAAATATTCTTAATGATTAATGGAGAAAAAGTAATATCTATTCCAATAGAATCTTTAGTAATTGATACATTCCCAATAAAAGAAGAAGACTTTTTAGGCTTTTATACTCACGAGCAAATATATCTTCATGAAATAGATTCTTTTTCAATATTTCCTTACATCGTTGCAGAGCAAGTTGCAAAGAAAAGATATGTGTTTGGGCAGGGAGTTCAAGAGCAGTCAAACATTGTTATTCCTTTAAATGGAACACTGTCTTCAATAGATTTTCCATTTTCTGGATATAGTTCTACAATAAAATACCCAGATAGAACTAGATGGTTTGATGGATTTTATAATAACATAGTTGCTGATAATACAGGCATATCTCTTCCACAATATAATTTACCAGAACTTTTATTTCAAAATACAACTGCTTTATCAAATGCTGAAAAGTCATTAATTACATCTAACTTTTATAACCAAAACTATTCAATACAAGATGAGCAGTATCCTTTTATATCTATGGATCCAAATAACACTTATGTTGAAAACAACTTTTATGGAACTATATACTTTTCAAATTTAAATCAAACTAATTATCAAACAAGGTCTATTCACTCTATATTAAAAACATCCAGTGACGTTTCTACCAAACAGTCTATTATTTATATGTCAAGCAATTTTGGTGGAAGTACATTTGAAGTAGCAATTAATTCTGGAAGCATTCAATACTTATTTAATGATGTTCCTATTCAAGGAACTAGTGCTTCTATCTCTGTTAATTCATACTTTTCAGTTGGAATTGATTTTAATAAAATTGAGCAAGAATATTTTTCAACTGTAGGATCTTTCTTTTCTAGAACAGATAACATGTCTTTAAATTTTGCAGGTAATCAAGAAGATGTATTTTTAGGAAAAGTTTTTTCGTTAACAATGAACAATGATTTTTTCACAGACAAAGACGGGTCTCAAATGTTTAATTCTAATGGAATAGCTATCAAAAACTTTAATGAAAGTTTATATAATTATGTTGGATGCTACACCCTGCTTCCTAAAAAATCCAACATTTCTATGTTCCTAGACGTTGGTGCTTCTGGATACTGGGAAAATTCCATACCACTAAGTTACTTTGGAAAATTTATAACCCAGGCTAATGGGGAATTAAAATATGACTTAGACCTAGTTCAGTTTAATATTGATGCTCCAAGTTCAGTAATTTCAAAGTTTAACCAGAACTCTTCAGATTACGAAGAATCTTTGTCAACAAAAGTTTTTGTAACTCTTCAAAATATAACTCAAAATGGTAATGTAGTTTATACTCAATTTACAAATACAGAAACTGTTGGTATGAATAGAATTTTAGATTTAGGAGAAATTACTTCTCCAAACAATACTAAGTTTAAAATCAATGATGGAACAGTTATGTATCCACCAAAAGATATTTCAGGATTTACAAACTATTACATTACTATTCATATTGAAATTTCTTCAAAAGGTGTTTCTTCTGAAAATGTAAGAGTAAAAAATATGGGTCTTGCCTCGCTATCTTTTGATGAAGGTGATTTTTATTCCATAAAGACCCCTTCTGAAGGAAAGTTTTATCCAATAATTAAAAATGAAGACCAGTATGTTTATAAAAGAAAAATCCCAGTAGTTATTAACACAGAATCATCCCCTTACTTGTATCTGTCTGGAGATTCTGGAATAGAAATTTTGCCAGAAATTGATGAAAATTTGTTAAAGGGTATTGCAGTTCCAATTAATGAAACACTAAAGCCAGGTCAAGAAATTGTTGGATTGCAAATGTTTTTAATGTACAACGAATCTGACTCTTTTAATGAAAGAAAGAAAATTGGAAGAATATTTAGCTCAAACACTTCTTTTGATATTATTCTTGTTCCCGAAGAAGATGGAAAAAGAGCCTTCTTTAATATATTTAATACACAAACTGGGGAAAATTTTATAAATACAAAATTCTTTTTAAATGGAAAAGCCGTTAGTGAAATCGTAATTGCCCCATTTTCTTGGAACTACATCTCTATTTCCTTTGAAAAAGAGCCTGGGGCAGATCACTATCCAATTTATTTAGATGGAATTTTAGGACAGCTAGAGATGTATTCTGGAATAAAGGTAGATAATGTTGCAGTTTTTGAAGAAACTTTTGCACAAGTTCAACAGCTTACAGATTCTGATGAATGGCAAGATATTGATGATTTTAATTGGCAACACTGGTCTTCTTCCGCAAGTTGGATGGAGGCTTTAAACCAAGAGTCTTTAAATGTTACAATTCTTTCTTTAGATGGAGAAAAGGTATTTAATACTTATTTAGGTCTTTCAAATGTAATAGCGGACGATGAATCTATGTTTAATGTAAATTCTGACTCTGTTTTAATAATAAATGACGCAAGATGGTTTAATTATTTGGTTTAAGCAACAATTTATGGTACAATAATGTCATGGATTATCTAGAAGGATTACAAAAACTGCCAAACAAGCCAAAAGTAAGCTACGTTGAAAACGATGCTGAATATGGTTTATATGTTTGGAAAACCGAAACAGGTAGAGTATTTGGAGATGGAAATGGAAGTTTTATGAATATTCCAGCCAGGAAATACGACTTAACTGCCATTAACAGAATTACACAGGCTGCAGCACATTACGGAGCTGGTCCAGGTAAAGCTGTATTTATGCCAGGAGTAACAAGAATTACAGAAGAGGAGCATTCTGTTCAGATTGACAGAATGAAGCAGGGCTACATCCCAAGTGAATTTGATACTGGGGCTTTTATGGATGCTGCAAAGGGGCTAAAAAAACATGGAAATGACTAATGAAGTTATAGCTAGAATTGATAATCTAGATAAGAATAAGCCATCTGCAAATAAAACAGATGACTTTATGACTGAGGCAGATCTTGTAAAAAGTTTTGATGGAATAGATGCAAACTTTAAACGCAGAATTACAAGAATGAACAAGGCTTACACTGGTCAAGATGGTGTAAAGTCTAAGCAATTATTTCCAGAGCAAGACGTAACCACAGCCTATGGTCTTTTTGATGTCGTGTTGCCACCTTATAATCTTGATGAATTAGCATTCTTTTTTGATAATTCTTTTGCAAACCACGCTGCAATTAATGCAAAGGTTGCAAACACAGTTGGTCTTGGATACGGTTTTATAATGTCTGATATTGTTAAAGCAAGAATAGAAGAGATTGAAGATGTTAATCAAAGAGTTAGAGCCCAGAGAAAAGTTGAAAGAGCTAAGTCTGAATTAAGCAATTGGCTTGAAGAATTAAATGATGAAGATACTTTTACCCACGTCCTTGAAAAAGCAATGACAGACTATGAAGCAACTGGAAATGGATACATTGAAATTGGAAGAAAGAATACTGGAGAAATTGGCTATATCGGTCACATTCCTGCAACAACAGTTCGTGTAAGACGTATGCGTGATGGTTATGTTCAGATTGTAAATCAAAGAGTTGTTTTCTTTAAAAACTTTCAAGACACAAAAACAGTAAATCCTGTAACCACAGACTCACGACCAAATGAACTTATTCATATTAAAAAATATAGTCCAAAAAATACTTACTATGGAGTTCCAGATGTTGTGTCTGCTGCAACCTCAGTAGTTGGAGACCAACTTGCTGCAAGATACAATATTGATTATTTTGAAAACAAGGCAGTGCCAAGATATATTGTTACACTAAAGGGTGCAAAGCTAAGTTCAGAAGCAGAAGACAAGCTATTTAGATTCCTACAGTCTGGTCTTCGTGGACAAAACCATAGAACACTTTATATCCCACTTCCTGGAGATGGTCCTGATAACAAAGTTGAATTTAAAATGGAGCCAGTTGAAAATGGAATTCAAGAAGGATCATTTGATAAATATAGGACTTCAAATGTTCATGACATTCTTATGGCACATCAGGTTCCAATTTCAAAAGTTGGATCAGATCCTGGTAGCTCAATTGCATCCGCACTTGTTTCAGACAGAACATTTAAAGAACAGGTAGCAAGACCAGCCCAAAAGAATTTAGAAAAAACAATTAATAAGCTTATTAAAGAAAAGACAGACATTCTTTTATTAAAGTTTAATGAGCTAACATTGACTGATGAAAATACTCAAAGTCAAATTGATGAAAGATATCTAAGAGCACAAGTTGTTGTTCCAAATGATATTAGACCAAGACTTGGACTCCCAGTAGTTCCACAAGGAGACACTCCAGTAGTTATGACCCCTCAACAACGTGCAGAGCAAAATGCTCAAATGGCTGGAACAAGACAAAGGGATCAGCAAAGAACTGATCAGGCTTCAGATTCATCTGCAACCACAACAGGAAGAAATCCTGGTGGCGAAGGAAGATCTGTAGTATAATATAACAATATTATAAACATATAAAAAATACATATATAATAGGAACAACATGACTAATTTAAGCAAGGCTTATTGGACATCAGATAACGATGATATCAAGTTATCAATGCCAATTGCTAAAGTGGATGTAGAGCGTAGAATCGTTTCTGGATTTGCCACGCTTGATAACCTTGATAAGCAAGCAGACATTGTTCCTACTGATGTTAGTATAAAAGCTTTTGAAACATTTCGTGGTAATTTAAGAGAAATGCATCAATCTATTGCAGTTGGCAAAGTTGTTAATTTTAGACAAGAAAAGTTTTTTGATAAGTCTTCAGATAGACTTTATAACGGTGTTTATGTAGATGCTTATATTTCTAAAGGTGCTCAAGATACCTGGGAAAAAGTACTTGATGGTACTCTTTCAGGTTTTTCAATTGGCGGAATAATTAAAGATTCAGAAAATGCCTATGATGAAAAAGTTGCTAAAACAATTAGAGTGGTTAAAGATTATGAACTTAATGAATTATCTTTGGTAGATAATCCAGCAAATCAATTTGCAAATGTTGTGTCAATTCAGAAAATTAACAAGGATGCACAAATAGATGGTATAATTGCAAAAGCAGACCTTGAAAATGTCTACTGGTGTGAGAATGACGGTATAGTCAGACTTTCAGAAGTTGATGATTCAAGTTGCCCATCATGTGAAGTCAGTATGAAAAATATTGGTTTTGTTGAGACAAAGGATACAGAAAAAGCTATGACAGTTAAATCAATTTTAAACAAGTTTATTGGTTCTACAGACCTTGCTAAATCTGAAGATGTTTCCGAAACCCCAGAAACTTCAGGCGAAACGTCTGAAACAGCGATTGACAATAATGCGTCAATTGTAGAAAACAATATAGAGGAGGAGAACAACGTGTCAGAAGAAAATACAGTAGTAGAAGAGACCGTTGAAGAAGTTGCAACTGAAGAAGTTGTTGCTGAAGCTCCTGCCGAAGAAACCGTAGAAAAGTCAGTTGACGCAGTTGACGCTGTTGAGGAAACAGTAGTTAAGTCTGCTGATCCAGAAGAAGCACCTGCAGAAGATGCAGAAGAAGCTTCCGATGACGTTGAAGTTGAGAAGTCTGTTGCTGAAACAGATTCAGCTGATGCTGAGCTTGTAAAAGCTGTTGACGAAATTAAGGTTTCAGTAACAGAGGCAGTGAGTGAACTTGTTTCAACAATTAAGTCACTAAATGAAGAGATTGCAGACCTTAAAAAGGGTCACGCCACAGTAGCAGAAGAAGTTGCTGGAGTAAGAGGCAGTCTTGAAGAGTTTGGAAAGCGTGTGGATGGTCTAGAAGACGATACCGCTGTCCGTAAGTCTGGCGATCTTGGCGGGATCGTTCAGGGCAATACAATAAGAAAAGGGTCTATGTGGGGTGGACGTTTCCTAAATTCCGCTGACCTATATCATTAAGAGAAACTGGAGGTGAAATAAAAAATGACAGAAAATAATGAAATTTTAGAAAAAGCGGCTGCAGCTGGTACTATCGCATCTGGTGGTATTGGTGGAGTAAGTACTCCAGCAGCTGGAATTCTTGACAATACTAACCCAGTTGGTGATCTAGTGTCTGATGGCGGTATTTTGCAGCCTGAACAGTCACGTCAGTTTATTGAGTATATCTTTGAACAGCAGGTTCTAGCCCAAGATGGTCGTAGAGTCACAATGAGAGCTAACACAACTGAACTTGAAAAAATGAATGTTGGAGAACGTGTAATCCGTGCAGCAGCCCAGGCTGATGCAACCTACACTAACGCTGATGTTCAGTTCACAAAGGTTACTCTTACAACCAAGAAGATTCGTCTTGATTGGGAAGTTTCGACTGAAGCTCTTGAAGATAATATCGAAGGTGCAGGTCTGGAGGATCACTTGGTCCGTACAATGACCCGTGCGTTTGCTAACGATCTTGAAGATCTAGCCATCAATGGTACAGGAACTGGTACAAACAACTTCCTGAACATCCTTGAAGGATTCGTATCAATCGAAGCCGATGGTAATTCAGCAACTTATGGTACAACTGTCGAAAGCTTGCAGGGACTTGTTCTTGCAATGCCTCGTAAGTACCGTGGTTCCCGTTCAAACATGAAGTTCTATGCAGACACTGAAACCGTTGCAGCAATTGTAAACGGTCTTGGTTCTTCTGGTAACTTGAATTCCGAGCGTATCGTTGAGCGTGTTATTGATGGCTCTGCTCCGCAGACCCTTGGTAGCCCAATCGCATACCGTGTTCTAGGTCTTCCATTGGTTGAAGTTCCTTTGATGCCAGCTGGTTATGTATCACTTACATTCCCAGAAAACCGCATCTGGGGCTTCCAGAGAGACGTAACAGTACACCGTGAGTTCAAGCCAAAGAAGGATACAGTAGAATATACCGTATTCCTACGCTTTGGTGTAGCAGTTGAAGAAACTGATGCAGTAGCATTCATGCAAGACTAATTATAGTCAATTTTGGAGGGGAGGCATTAATTTGTCTCCCCTTCATCTATTTATGAATGATATAATAA